CCTGTGACTGCTGCTGAACTGGGAGCTTGTAAGAATCTCTCATTCTTCCGATAGCCTCCTTTGCGTTCTGTGCATCAATCTTCAGCTGAAGCTGTGCCATCTTGACTTCTTCCTGACTGTACATATCAGGATTCAGTTTATACTTGCCTTGCATGAGAGTGTTCACCTCATCAGGGGAGAGTGAGCTGTACTCAGTGGCCATGTGCACACGTACTGCGCTGTAGTCATCCATCTCGGATGGGTTCAGTCGCTGGTATGCAAACCAGTCCTCTGGTGATCTGCCCGTTTCCTCAACGAATCTGGCGATAGCCTCTACACGCTCGTCAAGTTGTTGTTGTGGTTGTTGCCCTACTGACCCAGAATCTTCAAGCGTCTGCGGTTGACCTCCAAACCTCTCGTTCAGATACTCTCCCATCATACGCCCTGCCTCTTCGTCAGAAAGCGTTGGTTGCGTTGTTGGTGCAGCCTCAGGGTCTACGTAAGGTGTCTCCTCGTACTGCTGTGGTTCTGGCTGCACTTCAACAGCCTCCTCTTGCTGAGGGGTTTCATTAAAGCTTGCTGCCAGATCGTCTACGTTGTCAAAGAACTGAAGTCCAGATGATGATTCCTGGACTTCTGGTTGCGCTTGTTCTACCTCTTGAATTTCTTGCTCCACTGCTGGAGCTTCAGATTGAATTTGATCTTCCATATTAAATTATTTGTAGTATGCGATGCACTTAGCGGTACCACCCACATCTATGCTTGTGAATGCCCCGTATATAGTGGCCCCTGCTGGGAGTGTAATAGACACATTCGCAGTAGCTGCTGTCTCAGAAAAACCTGAGTCGTATTCATAAATACCGCTACCCTTTACCGTGATAGTTCCAGCAGTCAAACATTGAATAGCATAAAAGTCGCCAGTAGCTACCTGATCCTCATCGAGGAGATAGAAGCCCTTCGGAAATGAATTTGATGGGTGTGCCATTATCCTAGTGTTGTAGATGAATTGTCAAGGCCAAACACAGCATACTCTACCAACTGATCAACGTCAGTTCCGTAAGCCTTAAAGGTCTGACCGTTAGGGACAGGGATAAAAGCAAACTCGCCGCCACCAATCTTAGCGATGTCGATGTCGTCGGTTGTTCCATCTGCCCACAAGTACACAAACTTTTCAAGATCTGTTGCGAGATTTCTAATGTACAAGTAGGCTCTATCTAGCTTATCTGACGCCTTGTAGATTACTGGGTTACCTGCAGCAGAAGAGGTCGGAGCCAACTTGACTCGCGTCACACTTCCAGCATCAGCAGTAAACGTCTTGGCAGCTGTGATCGCAACAGGTGTTGCCAATACGTCGTCTGTGGCTAGAGTTACGTTTACTCTAACTGTACCCATTATACGTGGTAGATGATCATGTACTCCAAGGTCATGGCAGTTGCCACGCTTGGAGTGACGGTGATGTCAGAAGCTGTGCTTGCGTCGTAGGGGAAGAGTGTCCAGTCTCCAGCGTAGAGCCTCCCCATGTTCTTGCCCCCTACACTTGCAGCTGGAGATCCTGTGATTGTAGCCGCATCTGCAATCTTGATGGTGAAGTACTCAGAGCTCACCGTGCTTGGGTTTCTGAGGTAAACCTTGAATCCAGGGTCAGTGGCACTGTAATCAGCATCCCCGAAGAGGAGGACTTCGTCATCGGAGGTAAAAGTTTTTCTGGCTACACCAGAGGTTTGATCAAGACCAGTGACGCTGTTCCCCTTTGTAAGCGTCGCGGTAGACGAGAGAGACAGAGCGTCACCAGTGAGGTCAGAACTGGATAGCGTGATTGTTGCAGTAGTAGTTGCCATTGCTTAGTTATCTTGAAAAGTTTGTTGCAAATATAGCAAGAATTATCTGTGTCTCCTTGCGATGAGTCTGGCACGCCTAGGTTGACTGCTGTGTTGCTTGCCAGCTTCAGTGTCTTTTCTCTTCTTAGCAGTGGTTGCTGCATACTCTTCGTCGGACATAGCCTCGATCGCAGACTCTGGCAGATAGCGCTCACCAGTAGCATCCTTACCTTGAGTAGAGGGCTTGCCGCTCTTGGTTCTCCACTTTTGATTAGTCCACATCTTCAGGGACTTCTGTGACTTCTTCAACCCCATTATTTCCTGTCCCTGTATCCTCCCCCTGCAGCCTTGTAAGCCTTGGCAAGCATCTGAGCCTTACGAGCTGACCACTGACCTGGTCTACCGCCCTTACCGCCTGCCTTGATTCTGTTAAAGAGACGCTTCCGCAGACTTGGTTTGGTGTAGTTCCCTGCCTCGTTGACTCTGCTCTTGTTCTTACCCATGATTCACAAGTTTGAACTTAGCGTTTTCTACAGCACCTGGGTGTGGCTTGTACTCACCCTTCATCAGGAAGTACCTACCGTTCTCCTGCATCCAGTGGTAGCCAGATGGAGGTGGGACGTCCATAGTCTTCTGAGTGATCTTGAGCTTGCCCCCCTTGTTGTACTTGACAGCCTTCATCTTACCACTTTACCTTGTTGGCCCAGTACGCCGCGCTCAACTTGCCCTTGGCAATATTCTTGGCATGACGAGCCTTGAATGACTTGCGCTGCGTTGCGTTCTGATTTGTCTTAGCCCCTTGCTCACCAAAGCGAATGAGCTTCACAACGTCACCGACCTTAGCCAGAACGATGTGAGATTTCTTAGGATGCTTGGGGGTAGCCTTAGGTTTGTTGACACCCTTTAAGTTGTGCTTCTTAAGTAGGTTCTTTACTCTTGTGCTCTGGGACATGGAGCAAATATAATTAAGACACCAAAAACACTATGGAGTAGTGACTGCCGCCAAAGGCGTCATTGACTTGCTCTACAGTTCCGTTGATATCCACATCCCCAGAAGAGGTGTTTACAACAAACTTTACGTTGGATGCAGAGTTGATGCTAGCTCTCGCGGAACCAGAATCTACGGCTGTAGCTGTGATTGCGGAAAGCTGGCCAGTGCTGAGGACGTCTTCAAAAGAATCTGCAGGGCCACCCGTATACCCAATACCAAAAACAGGCTCTTTCATTGGCGTGGCCACGCCGTCCAGGTACAGTGTTATTTGATTTGACTGAATCATGAAACCGTAATACTTAAGTCTTCAACCCTAAAGTCAACACTACCCGCAGCAAAAAGTTGAACAAAAACACCCAGATACCATTGATTACCAGCTTGGCTTAAACACGCCGTGGGGGATGATTGAGTTAAAGTGAACGTCTGCTCACTTGCGCTACTAAAGGCAAACTGAGTCGCTGCAGCAAATTGGCCTGCAGATGGAGAAACTACTTGAATTGCAATGGTGGTGTTTGTAGTCACCTTAACCGTTATAGAGTACGTAGCAGAATCTGTGGACGACAAACCGTCAAGCAACATCGCTCCATTAGCCCCGTAAGTGGCTTGAGAAACGCCCTGACCAACATTCGAGCTAATCATATCTGTTGATGACGACGTAGCTGTTGCTGACGGGAACTGATAGTAAAAGGTAGCTGTATTCGTAACATCTGTGGCGTACCCAGAGTATGAATACGTCCCTCCTCTAGATACAGCATTGCCGAACGAAAGATTTCCGCTCCCGTCAGTCTTTAAGACATCGCCTGAGCTTCCAGCACTTGTGGGGAAAGTGAGGTTCGTTGTCGGAAGTGTGACCGAAACGTTTCCACTCATAGATCCAGACGTAGCTATAGTAACGGCATTTGAGTTGCCATTATCAAACATCCTGATTGAAGAGTCTTCAATGTCCCCATCAATCGTCAGCCTGTTGTTTATCTGAACGTTGCCTGCGGGAAAGAACTTTATCTCACTTGTACCTCCATTCTTAAAGTCGAGCGTATTCCCATTCATCTCAACAACTCTGGCCCCGCTAAGCGTAAGATCAGTGCTTCCTAAGTTAACATCGGTAGGCTGATCTGAAAGGTCGTTGTAGCTACCGCTCGTAGCTACATCCGCCAGAGTGGTAGGCGTGGCTACGCCAGAAGCATTACCAATCCAGGTTTGGCCATTAGGAATGTTTGGTACATCGTTAGCCCTTCCAGCACCCATGATAATGCCAGAGATCTTGTTGCCAGATGTGTTGACCTTGATGATAATCCCAAGGTTCTGAATGGCGTTTGTTCCTGTTGGTTTTGTAGTTGTCCACCCACCAGAAGCACCGAGATATACGGTCTGACCTTCTGTATAGATAGAAGCGTCAGGCACATCAACGTTGTTGATAAAGCCCAGAGCAATACCCTTCCCTTCACCTTCATCCGCAAGATCCTCGTCAAGCACAAAGTGAGCTGGGTAGTTTGTGGCTGCGTCAGCCGCAATAACCTCAGCAAGATTGCCTACGCTACCAGTGACGTGTACTGGAGTCCCTTTGGATAATGGGCCACCGCTTACGTTCTTTACGTTTTCTGCGATGGTCTGAGGGTAGGCAAAGGAAACGGTTCCAGCGCCGTCAGTCATAAGAACTTGCCTGTCAGTTCCGTCAGCAGCTGGGAGCGTGTAAGCACTCCACTTCGTGTCGTAATCAGTTGCGCTGTTCTTCTGAAGGAATTCATTTTCATTTCCTCCAACGATTACACCTGCGCCATCTGCTCCATCGGCACCAGTAGCGCCAGTAGCACCAGTAGCGCCAGTCTCTCCAGTATCCCCCTTTGGACCCTTACTCGTTACAGTAATAGATGAGTCAGCAGGCGCTGTAATTTCTACCGAGTAACCATCTTGATTTGTTACTGTAATACTCATTGTTAGATGCCAGTTTGTACTGCCTCTGAAATGTCTTGATTGACTCTAAACGCACCCTTCAGGATTGTGGTGTGCACATCAACACCAGTCGTGGTGTTTGGTTTGATCTGCTGAAGGTCATAGATGTAGTTACCTGCAGGAACCTGACGCATTGTCGTTGCAGTGGCTGTGATGGTTACGTTACCGCTATCGTCTGTGACAAAGGACTCGAAGCTTCTCTCTTGACCCTTTGCATCAACTGCCTTAGAACCCAAGCCCTTGGTACCTATAATCAAGCCCGAAGCTCCCTTCTCAACGGCAGAAGCGTTGCCATCCCTAACTTGCATAACGAAGCTGTAGTTGTCCGTGGCGAGAGGCAGGGCTACACCATCAGAATCCTTCAGGGTCACCGTAAGTGAGAACGTGTCTCCACGACGGCATGTGATATCAAGCTTTTCGCTTACGTCTAAATTTACCTTTTTCGCCATTTTAGATCATAGGTATTTGAGGTTCCATCCCCTTTCTCTTGTCGATAAGCTTGGCCTGCTCTTCAGCCTGCTTCTTTACTCTATCGTCCTTTTTAGTTTCCTTAAAGACTTCGATCTTCTCCTTGAACTCTTGATCGTCAGTCTTGAATCCTAGTGTTGCCTGAGCTCTGATGAGTTCGATTTCTCTTCTGTACTGATGTCTGACCTCCTCAAGCTGCATCTCCATCTGAGTCTTGAGCTGCATCTTCTGCTGCTCCATCTGGAACTCCATCTGCATCCTTTGCTGTTCAGCCTGTGCAGCAGCCTGCTGAGCCTGTTGAGCGGCCTGAGCTTGCATCTGAGAGTTCTGTTGCGCCTGCTCTTGCTGCTCCTTCATGCGCTTCTTGCGGCGAACAATCAAAAGTCTTTCGGCCTGATTAACATCCTTAAGGCTTCTAATGGCCATGGCGTCTTCAAGGTCTATCTGCTGTTGCGCAAGTGACTGCTGAATGTTCTGCTCCAAGTACACCTTGTCCTGATCCTCCATTTCCTTCTTGATCAGTACACCGAAGTTGTACATAGGTAGATCTGCGAATCCAGACAGGGCAGCCATGTTCTCCTTCCCGATAGCGTTCTGATAGATCTGCATCAGGATGGAGTCAGGTGGGATGATCTGAAGACATCTAACTACGTCCTGGCAAACCTGCTTGAACAGGATCGTAGACGCATTCGTAATGTCATACGTTGCATTGTTACCAGCCGCAATAGCTTGCTGCTGAACACCGACGAGGGTGTCACCCTTCGGAGTTGATGCATCCATCATCTCGTTGATGCCCGTAGTATCACGGATCATGTTGAGATAGTGGTTGTACAGCGTGATGAGCTCGTTGATGTTGCGAATGCTGTTGGGGATCTGCTGGATAGGCGCACCCTGGAATCCACCCTCAGCGTTCTTACTTCTGTAGTAGAACACACCAGTCTGCTCGTAGATGTCATGCAGCTCCAACGGCTGTAGCTCTCCACCCTTACCTAGCTGTACGTTCTCCAACCCCTCAATGTCAATGATCAACCCGTCAGGCTTAGCCTTTGCGATGGACTGTTGAATCTTAAGGTGAGTAATCTGGAGCATGTCTGCAAACCCGATACACCCCTCCACCATGCTCTTGGGCATCATATCCCTAAGGTTGGTGGCAACAACAGAGTACGACATACGAGCCTTGGTTACGTCGTGCATGTTTCTGGGCACGTTGGTCTTAAGGCCGTAGTTAATCAGGTAGTCACAATCCAGAACGAGCATCCCACCATAGATTGACGAGATCTCCATCTTGTGAGGTGTGCGTTCGTAGACCCCCTTATTAGACTTCTCCTTGTACTCAAAACCCTCGTAGTAGAAACCAGTATTCCCGTACTGATTTTCTTTCTCCTCAAAGTACATGCAGTCGACAGAGATGAACTCAAAGTCCAACACGTCAACCATATACTCCTCATACCCGTACACGTTTCTCCCAAGCGTATCATCATAGTACACTTGGTTCATCTTGTTGTAGTCGCTGTTGTGGCTCTTAGACTTCTCAGCAATCTTCTTGTACTGCTCATCCGTCAACTCATCACCAGCGATACGCTTAAGCTCCTGAATGGAGATGGTTCTGATGTGACCTGCGTATACGATGTCAGAGAAATTGGGGTCATCGGTGGAGCTGTGAATAAACTTCACAGGATCTACATATGACGTCTTGATCCCATAGGTGGGGTCATTGTCCCTCTTGACAACAGCCATCCCGCATGCAACCAAATCCTGCACACATCTTCTGTACACGTTGTCCGAGAAGTCGTTCCACTCTAGCGTGAGATTTGTGGCAATCTGCCCAGCAATCTCGGCGTCTGTCTTGATGTTTGTCTCAAGAAGAATCTCCGCCTCCTCCGCTGTGTCAGGCAAATTCTCTGGATCTTGATCTAAAACCAACCCGCCAGTCATCTCCTTGAGAGCTTGAAGCTGCTCCTTCATCTGAACCTGGTTCATGATTCTCTGCTTCTGCTTGTTCTTGGCAGAGGTAGAGATGGGGTCAATCGCTTCAAGGTTAGGGTAAGGGGCTCTTGACAGAATCTTGTTCACTACGATGCGAGCGAACTTGGGGAGGATAGGTACTGGAGTGTAGTCTAAGTTTATCAGAGATCCATCGCCATTGTTAGGATCTAGGGACGTAAGGATCTGCTTGTAGATCGTGGTGTCCTGAACACCGTTGGCGTAGTCTCTGTTCTTCTCAAACGTTCTCGCTCTCTTCTTATATAGGGACTGTTCGTCCTGAATCTTCCCCCACTGATTCTCAATAGCCTTCGCGTACTTCAACCCGTAGTCCTGAGACATCTTGGTCTCCCGTGAGGCTAGAGGGTCGGGAAAGTTCTTTGAATACTTCCTAGTGTTATTATACATTCCGCGAAGTGGTGAGTTGCATGCAGTTGCAAATATAGTGGAAATCCTATGTTTACTTGAACCTACGCAAGAACACCCTTTCAGAAAAGTCAGATGGTGGCTTCTTTGGTTTTGCTTTCTGAGCACCAAGCAGCGCCAACCCTGAACTAATCGTAAGGTCGAACTTGGTTCTGTTGTCAATCTTGTACCCAATCCAATCCTCAAGAGTCCTATTGAAGTACATCTTCCCGTGCTCCCCAGTATCTCTATTTATCCCCACATGATCGTGTATGTAGGCTTCAATGGCATGGGCGTGCGACTGGATCACATCCTGAGAGTTAGAGGGGATACCCTTGGTCTTGGTCTTTGCGCTACCGCCACTGGTTAAGTGCTCTGGCCTATCCATTAGATAACCATCGTAACCTCTTGATTCAAAGTATCTTGCAATACCGTACTTATTGTTTTCAATTAAGATAGGGTACCCGTAAAAGAACGCAGCCTTAAGGACGTCCTCATAGAAGATCTTGGCTAGAGGTGGACGAGATGCATACTCCACTACGAACATGTTCGATGGGTGTTCCATGTGAAACTTGTTGTAGAGGTGCAGCGCCCCCTTAGACCCACGTCCGTCGACGGTGGCATCAAGGTCGTAGGAGTCAACCCCACCCACCCCTAGCTCTGCATTCGGTGCAACGAGCTTGCCTCGCTGCTCAATCTTATTATTTCTTAGTTCAGCTGGTGGCATCCAAGCAACCCTAAACCTACCCTTTGGGTCTGGGTCAAACAGTACCTCAGTGTCCTGCTCCCCGTTCTTCCAAACGAAGTTACCCCTGACGACAGGGTTAGGGAAGAGTTCGTCATTGTACTGTATCTGCTCGTAGATCTGACCTATGTTGAACAGACTACCGTCGATGCTGTCCCTGAAGGCTTCGTCAGTGCTGAAGGGGAACTGCCTCGTTACCTCGTTGAGTTCTGAGGGGTCTCCTTTAAGGCTCTCCCTCTCGTTCTTAAGGTACGTCTTAGCCCCGATAGTAATACTATCCCCATCAAGCCCGTCCACAGGGCTATCAGGATCGTCAACGATGGGTCGACCGTGTCGGTCAAAAAATCCTTCAAGTGATTCATAGGCTGGAATAAATAAGCGGTACAAGCCAGATCTGGTCCTACCGTTTGCGTTTCTTTCTTCTGGGTTGGAGTCCTCCCAAAGGTCCTTGTACTCCCTCCCACCCTTATCCATAGGGTTTACAGTGGAGCCGACCAAGGCCTTCCCCACAATCTTTCTACCCACAATCAAACACGTGCGCTGAATTCTCCAAGCGTCACGAATGTCCGTAGGCTTCTCCCACTTACCAGCCTCATCCAAGTACAACAGGTGAAGCTTCTCACCGTCGTATGCGTTGTTGGTGGTGTTCTTCCAGTTGATCAGCGTATTAAGAGCCTCGCCCGTCTGCGCAGTCTTATTCTTCTTCGTGATTCTCTTACTCGGCTCGCGAAAAGCCAGCTCCATGCGCGGATTGGTCGTTCCATCCTGAATAGGTTTGAAGAAGAAGGGATAGTGTCTGAACATGTACACCACCTTCTTCATGAATATATTCTCCTGGGCGTCCTTACCAGTCTTCGACTGTATCCCCAAGAGCTTGTCCTTGACTTGTGTGGCTTCGTCCAGAAGCACAGCAGAGCAGATGTTAGTGTATCCGCTCCGCCTACATTTAGTATACAGCTGCCCGATACATCGGGGGTCCGCCTCACACGCAGACAAATGTACGAAAATATCTCTTTGGAACTCAAGATAGTCTGGATAACCCACATCCATCTTGGTCCACTGGAGCATCATGTAATGCCTGCCCGTAATATACGTAGGCCTACCATCGTTGTAAAACCAAAAGCCCTCACGACGACGACGAAACTCCTCCTCGATATACGGACGAAACTTCTCCCTGAACTCTCTTGGCGACTCGGACCACTCATCCATGCTCTTAATCCGAAGCAACTCCTTTGGCATAGGAATCCTCTCCCACAACTGCAAGTGGTTTGGACGTCCATATCCAACAATTTCTTCTTCGGGGGGCTGAGCGGGAAGTGCAATGTCAAGATCGCCAATCCTAACAATTTCTCCCTCTGTACCGTTGGGACAAATCTGGATAATATATTCATCAGTAGACTTGGCCATACCGATTGCTCCTGAAGCTAGGGGCTCCAGACTTTGGGTTCTTTAACTCCATGTACTTACCACATGGACACTTAACGTTATGAACAGCCTCCCCGTCAATAATCTTGATAGAAGCCTTGTCCCTTGTTTCTTCGTGCTCGCAGCACTTACACACATAGTTAGCCATAAGACATTGATATTCAGTCATTGTACCCCCACCTGGAATCGAACCAAGATTACCGCTTTAGAAGAGCGGAGTTTTATCCGTTAAACTATAGGGGCAGTAGTTATTTCTTCTTTCTCCTTTCGTAAGTCTTTCTTCTATGACAGTTAGCGCATCTGACGTCGCACTTCCTGATCTCGTTCTTTATAGCTTCTATGCTGTAAGAGTTGTTAACCATGTCGGCGACGTTCTTGATCTTCTTACCTCTTACGTGATCAAACTCAAGGACTATAGGGTCTGACTCCCCGCAGTCAACACAGCTCAAAAGCACCTTGACTCTCCGAACAAACTCTCTCGCCCACTTTCTTCTATTCTTGTTTCGCTTTAAGCTCCTCTCCTTGTACAGAGCCTTGTTGCGCCGATAGTGATCCTTAGAGGCCCTGCTTTGATCTTCCTTGCTTTTGTAGGCCATAGTTAACGACCCTGACCCCTGTTAGACTTCACGTAGTTCTTAGAGCTCTTGTGCTTAGAGTACTTGGTCTTTGCATGCACTCCCTTTCGGCGCACGCGCCTGGACTTGTAGTTTGATTCCTGAACCTTTGCCATGTTATTTAATTTGTCCGCAAGGTGGGGCTTGAACCCACATGTAACCAGTTACCCTTTCGACAAGGTATAAGCTTGAGGGGATACTTGCGGTGTAAAGTTACTTAGAGAATCTTTCCGCGAACCCCCCTGAGTAATCTTTTTCTTGTTCTATCTCACCGCTCTGCTTAAGATCCCTCACCATCTGCTCAAGTCTTTGCCTTTCCACTAGCAACTCCTTGGCGTCAATAGCTGTCTGCTTGATGGATTGAAGCTCAGCCTTTCTAGATGCACCGCCTGCCTCTGGGTCGACAGGCTTCTTGATCTCCTCAATCATGTTGTTGATGGCGATCTCCATGCTGTGCATGAGCTTCTCCGCAGCATCAATCGTTGTGAACTTCTTCCTCGACATAAAGCAAATCTTCAGCTCTGGTTCTGTAATACTCCTTACCGTCAATCTTGAGTCTGTAGTCTCTGTTCTTGGCAAACCCAACGACATCCCCTGGAGCTAATCCCATGTAGTCTGTCTCCTCATTGCCGTAGACAAGCCTCCCCTTTGTGGGGAGTTTCTGCTCAAGCTCAACCATCTCTATCAGATCAGATGGGAACTCTTCCTCCTCTTCAACAGCCTCAAGAAGTGTCCACCCCCCAAGGGTTTTGATCTCCCCAGTATCCTGACACTTAAAGGCAATGGCTTGTGAGTTGATGGCCTCTGGGTCGTACTTGACAATGTAATGATCATCCTCCCCAGTAAGTGGCTGCCCGCCCTGCATAACGACAAGGTGGTGAAAGTACAGCGTATCCCCTGGCTTTACACCAGTGTCGTACTTGAACGGGGATGCAACCACAGGACCCTCGTTGATCCTGTACTCAAACTCCCCCATCTCGAACCTAGTGTCTATATACAGCTCTAGACCGCTGTCAGTCTTGATCGTGTCGTTGATGAGCTTCTTGAGCTCGACGACAAAGAAGTTGAACGTTTTCATTATATAGTTTATTGAATTTCATGTCACTTGTAAGGGAAGAGCTTGTTCAGTTTCTCTTGCCTCTTCTTGCAGCCGCAGTCCTTCACTGTGGACTTAACAACCCTCTGCACCCCAGTAATCTCTAGGAACTTAGCGATGCTATCACCAACTCCCTTGGGTACTTTCTTGCTCATATCAGTACGCACCCCCAGAGTTTGATCTAGCTGATGCAGGTCGAGCAACCTGTCTTGAAGGTGTCGATGCACGTCTTGCTGGCTGTGGTTGTGGTTGTGCTGGGGCTTCGTTCCTCATCCCTCTTTGGATGATGGCAACCTTGGACGCAACAACCTCGTTAACAGAGCTGAGCCTCTTGTGAGGTTGATTAGTGTGAGTTGGACCAACCATGGCTCCCTCAGAGATGTGCACATGGTATGAGCCAGTGTACGGCTTACCGTCTGGTGTCACAAACTCAGATCCGTCTGTCGTAAGGTTGTTTCTAGTCATCAGAAGTTTAGATCGAATTCTACCAAGCACGGCATCTCGTCTATGGCCTTCCATAGAACCTGACCGTCATCTCTCTTAATATATACAAGATATCTTTTCATCCTGTGCCTGTGAAGATGTTCATCGTCCAGCACGATGGCAGAGACGCTCCCATCCCCCACCTTCATGCCAACGTAGTAAGCCATACCATCCTTAGGGTTTTGGCCTATGACAATCTTCCTGATAAGTCCTTCCATTTTAGTTCAGTGATATACCCAGCCCATCAAGGAGGTCGTCGAGGTCTGGACCTCCGCCACCCTTATCCGACGGGATGAATGTTTCTTCCACAAAGTTAAGGACACTAAGCATTTCATCCTCACTGTCCATGTTGTAGCTGTAGATCGCCCTTAGTCTTTTCTCCTCTGGGTCGTCTTCATCCTCCTCGACAAGCCCAGTTACCATAAGAGACAAGACCTCGTCACGCACCCCATATTTTTCTATGACTCGCTCCATTTCGAAAGCAAGTCTCTGTATCTCTAACAAGAAGCCTTCTTTGTCCATATCTTTGGTTTTATGGCGATTAGGAAGGGTTCCAAGAAGCGTCTCTTCAGGGAGTTCTCCCCTCTTGATCAAAGGTACGTCAAAAGGAACTACCTCAAACACCTTCAGAGGGTGACGAGAGAGTTCTGTTTGAAAAGAGATATTTTCGAGAGGGAGCTTATGTTCTTGCTGTGGGCGTACGACCTTGAGTTCTTTACGATCAAGCACGCTGCTAAGGACATGGGGAAGAGTGCTGCACCAATGGCGCAAAAGACCTTGTATCCTCTTATGAAGGAGGGGTATGTCTATAAGCACTTCGACAGGCTTACACCGTCAGATACCAGAGAGGATCACCTGTTTAGGGACGAAACCAAGCACAACTACAGGGTGAGGTATGCCATCACCCAGAAGGCTAGGTTGTTGGTGCAGGACTTCTATAGGGAGCTAGAGGGTTAGTTGATCTCAGGGAACCACCCATCCCCAATCATGTAGGCTTCACTGACATAAGAGAATGAAGTGGGGAGAATGTCCCCAACATTTATCTCAACACCATGATTGTCATTAAGCCTTGTCGTAACCGCAGTCTTCTTTTGAGTCGTGTACTCTGGCATAGAATCAAACAGCTCCGTTGTATCAAGAGATGCGTGAGGTCTAATCTTGTCAGTCGAGGATATGCAGAGAGCCGCCCTGCCGTCAGAATGTGTTACATACCCACAGAAGTTGTTAGTGACATCATCCTGAGATCTAATTGATCTTGGACGTTGGATTGTCCACAAGGCCGCAGATATTTCTTCACATCTTTCCTCTGAGGTCTTTCCTTCAGTAGGGCTTACCACAATGTAATTCATCAGTAGATAGAATAGAGGTTGTTAATATTGGATTCAATCGCGGTTCGGTTGGCTGACTGATCTGAATTCCAAACAATAACCTCCTGCCAAAGCGCTGTGAATCCGCCATACAGAGTGAAGTCTAGCTGACTGTCAGCAGTGCTTGGGGCGTTGGTTGAGGTGTTACCAGTTAACAGTGCTCCTCCATTTACACCCACCTTGAGGCGATCTGCAGCTGTTGCATTGTCAGCATCGATGTAAAACGTAACCAAGTTTTGACCAACCGCAAAAGTCTCTACTGGAGTCGTGTAGTCAACAGAGGTTGAGGTGCCATTCTTAACCAAGAAACGAGCCAACTCTGTAGAAGAGAACTGACTTGACTGGTATGAAATCTCAACCCCCACACTACCCGAAAACGCGCCAGTCTCAAAGAGCTCATGCTCTGTCGTCCCACTTGTTTCTCTTGCATCGGTCGGGGACACCACCCATGAGGTTGAACTGCTTGATCCGTCGTGCAAGAACTTGAATGTTGTCTTTGAACTGGGTACAGAAAGACTTATGCTGCTGGTAGACATCTGTACCGCAGGTTTTCCGTTCACTATTATAACACCCGTTGTTCCGTCGTAAATTTTTGGCTGGTTTGCTGAGGTAGACTGTGAAGCGTTGTTGCTTGAGGCTTGGTCATACCACGTGGTGACAAATCCATCGTTCGCACCGCAATGACTAGCTATTGCAGCAGTGTCAAGCGAACCTGAGCTAAAACCTATATCTGTCTCAGCATCATCATTTGACCTGCGAATGCGGATGGCGTTACCTGAATAATCAGTTCTAAGCTTCCTTAAGCTGTAGGCTGCTGAAGCTCCTGAATATTCATCAAGAAGTGGTGGGATGACAGCTGAAGTGACACCCCCTTGATTGGTTAAAGATAGTCCTAGACCTAGCATATCAAAGTTGTTTTCCGAACATCACTTCGTAGTAAACCTTTCCCTGATCGTCACGACAAGCCTTGAGGCAGCGACCACGATTAAGGCCATCATAAACGAAAGACACATGAACCCAATCAGGATTGTCCTGATCACCAAACTCCCAAATGAGTTGATCAAATTCAAGATTCTCTCTGATGTAGTTAAAGATGTCTGCGTTGGTGCACTTGCCGTATACGTCGGCATCCAGGTCGAGCGCACGTCCCTCCATATGCTGACTACGCCTTGAGCCACCGATCGCCTTATTGAGTTCAGGCGAGCGATACCCTGACGACACGTATATAGGAACTCCGAGACACTCCCTAAGAGGTTGAAATATATTGATCGCAACCTGTCTAAGATTTTCTGTAACCCAATCATCTGGTTCGTTGTTAATACCTAGTCTCTTTGCTGTAAGGCTTTTCGTTACCTCTGAAAGGGTTAGGTTGTCGGATAACTTCATTTCTTGTTAAGCAAGTTAAACACGTCAGGGTAGGCCTTGTCGATGTCGCTACTTACCTTAAAGTTATCCACAAGCTTCTTCTTCTCTTCCTTGGTGAGGCTGCCATCAGCGACTTGCTTGTCGAGCATGGCTTCATATTCCTTGGCGTTCATGTCGGCAGAAGGTTTCCTGCTAAGACGCTTGAGAAGGTCTTTCACGCTGGGATCTCCTGACTTGTTTTTTAACACTTTCATTGTTTAGTCTTCGTTTCTCGTTCTCTACTCTAGAGTCTTTACGCTTCTTCTTCGGATTGAAGTAGTGCTTGTTCATTCACACTCGTTAACAGCCGATATTTGGAAAAGTCGAATGTTCATCCTATCATCGTATCAGAATCAATCACGAAAGTACAAACAAACACTTAAAACAAACAACCATGAACAACTTCATTAACCTCACCCTTCGGGTCTTGCGTTGGACTGCAATCTCTGTGTTCGCTTTCTTCGCAGCTATCTTCGTACTGGCCTTCACGTTCGATTGCTCAATGGAGCGTCTTCGAAATCGAGTGTCTGTCCCGTTCATCCAATCTGTGCGATCAGACATGCCGATTCAGGTTATTAACGTGGACCGCGTGGTAGGCTTAAGCACGGCTGACTTTGACAGTGTGCTAGCCAGTGGTGAGATCTACGACTACGAAATGAAGCGTGACGTTCACATCTTCATGGAACAACCTGACAGCGTCATGAGCTTTCACCCTGGAATGGCTGGGGTGTATGTTGTTTCCACGGCTGGACCTCAGGGTGAGAACGAACCATTCATCCTTCTGTTCGACGAGGACTGGGTTCAGCAATGCATCGCGAACGACCAAGTTGTTGTAGAGGAGATGGGGGTTCATATTACAGCCCCTGGGTATGAACTAGATGCCTCGAACAGTCAACCTGTGTATCGATGCTCTGATGTCTGACAAAAAGAAAAGCCCCCGCAAGGGGGCTTTCTTGTTTCATCAATAGCAGACCGTCAGGTAGATTATCTTCTAAGAGCGTCTCTTTCCTCGTTAGTCATGCGAGCACGCTCAAAGGCTCTCATGCCAGCATCAATTGGGTGCTTTTGTACGCTTGACGGGGCGTACTCATAGCCTGGTGCAGTAAGCTCATCATAAAACCCGCTAATAGCAGATCCAATGGCGTCGATCATACCAGATTGCCCGCTACGCTGTCTAGCGTAGTCATCAGCCGACTCATTTCCATAACCCAAGACGTATCTATCTCTAAGATCACCTTCACCTGTAAACAGGTTAAGCAACCCCATCCCAATGGCAGAGGCATCGTCATACATATTCTGAAGACGGCTATCATCAGCGTACTTTCCGCTTGCTTGATACTCCTGGATCTTAGCCTTACCACTTGCCTTAAAGTACTCAATTAGTTGTGATGGCGTCTTATTAGACTTCTGGTGCTCGTTCATACCGCTTGCACGGTACATTCTGTTGTCTCTTAGTGTTCTCATGATGTTGCTACAAAGTATTCTGCTGTGATGTCGGCAGAGTCAGAGACCACCGAAATCTTGTTGATGTTTGCAAAGTTAATAGATACCGTACCGTCGGCTGTGACGGCAGGTGTTGTTGATGTCTGAGTCGCGTCCATGCCCTGATCAAAGAAAACCACGCTACCTCCTGTCGGAACCAACACGGCGTACTCCTCATCAGTTCCAACCACCCTCACGTGTAAGTCATCGCTCCCTGAAAGGTGAGAGATGCGGAGGTACTTCAGGGCACCGTCTATAAACTGACCGTTCCCTGCAGCTAAGTCGAACTTGATAAGATCCATCTCAGTGGACGTGGCGACAAACACCCTAGTATCAATGGTGTTGATCCCATCGATGGTGGTTGATCTAGTCTGACCAAAGTCCCTCCCGTTGAGAGTTACCTTCTCGTCAATCTGTACGCTCATTGTCGCCATGAGGCAAAGATAGTAAAGCTGTTTTAATTATTACTGGAGGAATGGATCGTACACATCAGCCGCCGTGTAAGAGGGTTGCACCATCGGTGGTGGCATGGTGTATGGTTGTGGGGTCTGATACGCTGGGACCTGGAAGGTGGGTTGCTGCATGAAGTTCATTTGATTCTGCATCATTGCAAGCTGTTGCTCCAGCTGTGCTGTTCTGGGGTCTGGCTGAAAACCCCCTTGAGCCCCACCAGACATATTGTTCTCTATGGCCCCCATAGCCGCCTTCTTGCCAAACTCCTTAAGGCCAGCCTTAACCCCTGTGGTTGCAGCAGTCGTGCCAGTTGTGGCTGCAGCTGTCGTGGCTCCAGTGGCTCCAGTGGTGGCCGCTGTGGTTCCTGTCAAGGCAGCAGGGGTCAGGGCTGCTTGAGTGGCGGCAACGCCACCAAGACCTGATCCTCCAGTTGCTGTGATGCCAGTCCCAACTGTTGTCGGGGCAACAGCCGTAGTAGCTCCAGCTGTAGCAGCTCCTCCACCCCCAGCGCCAAGGATAGCACCCCCAGTAAGGGCTGCCCCTGCCAAGACACCCACTATCTCAGCAGTGTTCTCCGATCTCTCCTTCCTTACATCCTTAAAGTACTGCTCGATGTCCTCTTCTCTACGGGTAAGTTCCTTGTACTCACCACCCCTCATCTCAACCTGAGACGGGTCAATCCCCTTTCTCTCGGCCTTTCTAAGGGCTCTACGGTTGAGTCTCTTCTGCTTGTGTACATCTCTCTTGAGCTGCCTGAAGTCCTCCCCCTTTAGGTCACCACCTGCAGCAGACGTTACAGCCCCCTTCTGTGCCTCTGACTCAAATACCTTCTCCTTGGTGTTCCCCCACCCCTTGAACTTATCCTCACCAGAGATTGTGTTTGTATCCTTCTTAGTAAATATCCCCATGGCTGTTAGTCGTTGTAGTAGTATCTATAGAACTTGGCTTGATAGTCAGGGAAGGTCATGTTCTTACCCTTGAGGTTTTCATCCCTCTTATCTCTGATCGTGTGACCAAGATACTCTCTAGAGCCTTGTCTCCCCTTAAGGTGACGCATAAGGAGTAAGTCAAGGTCTGAGAACATATCGTCAAACCCAGGAATCTGTGGTGAGTACTCCTCCCTAATGTCAGCAATATCCTTCATGTACGGATTCCCACCAGCGACAGACTCAGTGAGAGCTCTTCTCATCGTCTCGTTCTGAAGATCCTCATCGAACATGTACTGCTCCTTAGTTACCCCAGATAGGTTTGGGTCCTTCTTGAGCAGATTCCACAGGAACTGATGCCCACCAACAGCCGAAGAGGTTGGGTTCTGAGCCCTGTAGTTCAGGTCAGACTCCACCCCAGCAAGTGCCCTAATGAACGCTGTTGTATCCATCTGTGCGTTGTATGCCTCTTTCGGGATGTTGAATTGACCGCTACCCTGATACACAGGGAACTCAGTGACAGTCTTCCCACTGAACCTGTACTCCCCACCAGGTTTCATGTGCTTCACATCCCCCCTATCACTCACACCGATCACATCGTGATCAACACCCTTCATGGAGATCTTGTTTGATGGGATGACATTGAAGTCATTGAACCTGTCCTTGCTATCCCTGCGATAACCAGTCCTAGTAACGTTCCCCTTGAGTGCTCTCATACACGCAAAGATAGCTTACTTCTTCTTAGTCTTACCGTGCATGGACAGTGCTATGGCTATGGCCTGCTTCAAGGGTTTCCCCTCTCGCACTAACAGCCTGATCTTGTCAGACACCCTCTTATTGTGTTTGGTTTTAGACATAGCAATCCTCTGACATAAACATCTAACAGATTCTCTGTGTTCACACAAAGACCATCTGAGAAGTTTAGACCCCTCTGATCTGCTTGATGATTGCGAAGGTATAAACAAAAATCTCAAAAGTCAAGGTTGAATTGAAAGTTTAATCAACACAGCCTAACTAATTGTGTATCATAAGTTTAGAATATCCGCATTAAAGTCAAACTCGAACAGCGGATCTGGAAAAAGTGGTGAGAAATGTTTGAGTAGGGGATTATCGTGCTACATAGACGAGCACGCGCGCGACCCGAAACGGAATCTGTGTCCCCCCACCCTTGCATTATGTTGCGATTTGCGCACAACTTTTAGCGTTTTGTGTAACGTGTTGACGCACAGGGCGTTGACCTAGGTTACTTGTACAAAGCATTCAACAGAGACGTGCTTTCTACACACATACACAAGGCAGTAACAAACCCTCCCCAATCTTCCACATCGCAACCCAGGAGCGGAGAGGTATACGCGCTGACCGACATTCAGGCCACCACAGGAACCTGCCGCCAACCCCATCCAACCAACCCCATCCCACCACCACGCTCAAACTTTTTTTCGCTCTGTATCCCAGTCATACTGCGGGATTAACATCTGTTGGCATTTGAAAACTTGACACGTATTTGTTCCCTTCACGATGTTTGTACCGAATCATTCATCAAACAATTCAAACCCCACACACAATGACTACCTTGAAACGACGCAAGCAAGCAATCGACAAACTGATTGGGCACGGACAAATGACAAGTGTACAAGTGTACGAAGCAGTCACAACCTTCCCCCAGTTCAATGACAACACCAAAGCAGACTTGGTCTCCTACATCATCAAACAACATATGGACGAGGAATTGGAGATGCACCTGAACGAAACGATGGGCTACGATGCAGGCCTGCACCGAATGCAGGTTGACCATCAAGGCAACATCTCATTCTGAAACCATCGGGGAGGATGGACACGCTGTCCTCCCCACACAAACAATCAAACCCCATACACAATGACAACGAATGACATCAAAGACGTGGCTATCCTCGTCACCGAATACTTGCTCGACAACGCTCCCGAACTCCTGAACCCAGATGTGCTGGAAGCGAAGGGGCAGTACACACAAGAAACGTTTAACCTGCAAGACTGCATCGAAGATGCGCTTGCCGAAATCATCAAGGTATGAAAGCAACTATCGTGTTCAACACACAAGACAAGCCACGTGGATGGAAGGTCACCAAGTGCTTCTCTGATTCACGCCATATGAAGAACTACATCAAGTGCGTTGAGCGCAAAGGTGAGTTCACCTACGACGAACACTACATCCACCCAACCACATAAACCCCCACACAATGAACATCGACAACATTATGAACATCCACACCTGTGTTGACATCGCAGGTCTGACCGACGATCTGGTCAACGTGAACTTCGCCATCATCCTCGGCAACGAGCGCAACATCGCTGACCAACTCCTGTGCGAGTTCGGAGACGCCTACGACATCGAGGATATGATTGAGGATATCGAGGAACTCATCCCCTTCGCATCTGTGGTCGGCAACGGCACTGACCTGTTCGTCCTGAACTGCGACACAACTCCTGAAGATTTTGTCATCTGCTGACACAATAACCCCAAACCACAAACGTTATATAGGTATGAAGTACAACCGATACGACACCCTGACAGGCCAAGGTATGAATGCAGGATACTGCATCTGCGATGGCGAAGCATACGCATCCAACGACGAGACTCTGTTGGTGCAACTGATGGCCATCGAATCCATCGGTGAATCCGAAGTGGTCTCCGAATACTTGGAACGTCTCTACGAGGACGGAATGTACTACTACACCACGTGGGAGGACGAGGACGATGCGGACGACGAGCCAACCCAAGAGGAACTCAACGCAGTTCGCCAAGCAATGTTCAACCTGTTCAGAACCGACAACAAGTAAACCCCAACACAATGACACACGCAAAGAACTACAAAGCGCAGATGCGAGACGCAAGAATGTACGAAGGTGGCGAAGGTGCCGCATTCATCCGATGCGCAGTTGAATGGATGGACAGACAACCAGAGTTCCACCACGATGACCTGACACCGATACAAATCCTGAACGCATTCTCCGCTTACTTAAAAGAGCACGAATAATAACCCCCAAACCCAACACACAATGAACGCTATGACAACCTTCCTGATGTGTGCCCAAATGTCCCTCGCATGGGGCATCATCCTCACGGGCATCGGACAACTCATCTCCTTCTCTTTGGACTACATCGAATACAGGACACAACAATGACCCACGAACAAGTACGCCAAGCACTAGCACAGGCACAAGAAAAATATCACCACGAGCGCAATAAGCAGAATCTGTCTGCGTTGAATAAGTGGAAGCACTACTACAACATCTCTCTCATCAACATCTCAATCAGTAAACTCAAGGAATCATGACCAACCAAGAAATCGTAGACAACATCACCAAGCAACCTGTTGGAAGAGCCACAATGGTGGTGAATGACAAGTGTGCAGACCCAACCAACTACTTGCACAAGATTAACTCGCTTGCCTACCACAAGCCAGACCTTGTAAAGTCAATGGCGATAAGCATCCTGAGTTACGGAGCAGACTTCGACTCCGATAGCATCAAGCGACTCGTAGACAAGCACTACAACAACAACAAGTAATAACCCCTAAACCCCCACAATACAATGTCAGTATCAATCATCCTCCGTGAAGGCGAATCCATCCAAGACGCGATGGCGCGAGCCAAGACCAACATCCTGAAGCAGAAGGCGGCAACTCGATCCGACCAAGCACTGAACCTGTCGATGGATGAACTCAACGCAATGTTCAACCCCACAAACGCACAATCATGAGCATGAACATCCCCAACCCCTTCCTCGACTGCTCTCTGCCTGAATTGGTGGAGGCGTGGAAAGTATTCTCCACACCACGCAAGGACGGAACACTAGACCACGAAGCTATGGAGTGGGTGGTCGAAGCACTAGACCACAAGACTTACTTCAGTCACTCAAGAGTGGCAGGAGCAAACATCACAATCCTCATGGAGATATGAACAAGACATACACCATATGGAACGAGATAGATGAACGCATCTACGAAGGAACACCCAACTTCAAGACACGAGAGGAAGCAAGAGAGTGGTGGGAGAAGAACGATGGTCGTCCATCGAGCATCATCATCGAACGAGTAACATTCAACAAAGACAAATGACACACAGAGTAATCAGCACATCCGACCAATCCCTTGCGGAGTACGTCACTTGGTTCACAGGGACAAAGGAGGAGTGTGAACGTCACCTCCCCGCCATCAAGTATCTATTCAGCAATACATCAGACAACTTTAGAATCATAAAGGAATGAACAAGAAAGAAAAACACTGCTACATCTTCGGTTGGAACGAAGGTGGTTGGAACTCCGAGTGGGCAACCAACATTCGATCCGCTCGCAAACAGGCAAGAGAGCGTTGGGCTGACCAACATTCTCCTATCCTGACCATCAACGAGTCCTCCTTCAAGCGAGTCACGATGGCAGAACTCCAGAGAATCATGAACACCGATGGGTTCAACTAAATGTTAAAAGTGTTAAATGTCTTGCGACAACGAAACACATCCCCCATCTTGCATACACATACAAACCCTAAACCCAATACACAATGAAATCAGTACAAGAATCAAAGAACGAACTCGAAGCGGCGATCCGCTATGCAGAGAACGCTATCTCCTCTGCCAACAAAACCATCGAGTCGATGGAGTTCCGCCAAGAGATGGCGAAGAATCAACACGTCGAGAGGGCGGGGCATGAAGCCGCACTCAATGACCGCCTCATGATTGCAACCAAGGAGGTCGAAGAACAAAAAAGTGAGATTGAAGTCCTCGAACGTCAACTCAATGAAGCCGCCGCCACCGTTCAGTTCCACATCGATAGAGAGGCAGGGTTTCTTGACCAAATCAAAGAACTCAATGAGGAGGTCAATAAACTTCGAGGTGAGAAGGAGGCGTCAAGTGGGCCATGCGGATGCCAAGCATACCGCGACCTCGAAGAGGCGCGAGGCCGTGCAGAGGGTGAGGTTGAACTTCTTCAGCGAACCATCAGCGACCTCGACACCGAGGTCAAGGCACTGAAGGAGGCGAACATGAGTCTCGTGTGCGACAACGACGACCTCAAAGATGACCTGAAGGGCCAACGTGACTTCCTTTGCGAGTGCTTCAAGGAGTTCACCGAGAAACTCGGAACCATCGGATTCGAAGGAGCATGAGCAGTTCATTAGAGTGCAACATCAAGCACCTCGAAGCACGGATCGAGGTCATGACAGAGAAGTACGAAGCAGATCCGTGTTGGATGAACGAGACACTACTTGAGTGTATGCTGAAGGACTACGAAGCAAAGCAACGACTACTAATCAAAGAACAATCAACATGAAAGACGAACAAGAATCTAAAATGAAATGCCTCGACGCACTCACCTGCATCAACGCATTCATGTATCACTACAAAGCACAGGAGAGCAAGGAGGACTTGCTTGAGCGTATGTCATCGGTGTACGCCTTGTGCGATAACTACGGACTAGTCCCAAAGGGGAACGTGTTTAACTCTTAATTTATTTTTACCATGCCAAAAACAAAGGGCGCAATCAACTGGAAACTACAGGAGGTTGAAAAAGTTATGCGCATGACGCGCACCAAGAAGAAGTTGTCAGCATCTGACCCAGACTTCATGAATCTATGCGCTGAACTTGGTCGATCCGAGGGCAGTGTTCGACACATCGTACGTCAAGTACGTCGAGGAACCAATGCTCTGCTTCAAACATCAGAAGGAGAGAAGAAGCTCAACAAGTACGTCGAAGGGAGCACGCCTAAGCGAACCCTCAAGGACCGCATTAAGGACGCAGTCAAGACCTTCAAGACGAACGAGAGTACCATCAGTCTGTCCATGCACAAGCAACTCATGGATAAGCGAACCAAGTCTCTCAACAACAAGGCCATGGAGATGGTTGTGTTGGCTCATGCTTGGGGATACAATCAGGGTGTTGCTGATTACCGAGGCAAGTTCCTTGAGTCTGTCAGTCAACTCAACAAGGAGATCCCTGACGTCGACAACGAGGTGGTAACTCAAACATCGAAGATTCTGTTTAACAATGGCTGAGTACAAACCAACTTGGTTGAAAGAGGTGTCTGATGAGACGAGGGCTGAGGTTGACGAGATCGTTGCAGAGGCAGAGATCTTGGTCTCAGAGTTCCTAGGCATCGAGCGATTCGATGTGCAGGAGCGACACGACACAGGCAAGTCTTCACTACCTGAAGCCCTTGTCATCAAGCTGACGTGTGGATTCTTCTGGTATCGAGTGCACAAGTACACCGAGATTGAGAAGCGATTCATCCTCACCAGTTACTTCGGCATCGTGAGGGCAACCTTGAACCACCACATGCGTGACGTTGTGTCTATCATCTCAGGCAACGACACGAGGCAGAACGACATGGTCAAATGCTTCAATCACGTGTGGCCCTTGATGAAGGACATCGGCATCAAGATGAATGTCGAGGGCTGGATCAAGAGCAAGGAGATGAGAGTACGATTCATCGATCGACAGATCAAGATGATGGAGGACAGAAAGAAAGAAATTCTAAATACAAAACATGAAACAACACAAGTTTAAGACCACCAACATTAAGGGGAAGCAGTACGTTGAAGTCAACGAGCGGATCAAGTTTTTTCGTCAAGAAACTCAGTATAAGAACTGGGGAATCATCACTGACTTTCCAGTGCTTGACTCAGAGCAAGCCATGTGCCGATGTTCAATCGTCACCCCTGAGGGTTCTGTGGTCGCTCAAGGTCACGCTCACGAGGAGCGGTCCGCTTCTAACATTAACAAGACTAGCTATGTCGAAAACTGCGAAACATCTGCAATCGGAAGGGCGTTGGGAATTCTCGGAATCGGAATCGACACGTCAGTTGCGTCAGCTAATGAAGTCGAGGACGCCATTGCCAAGCAACAAGCCCTCGTTGATAATCCACAGGTTCAAAAGCTCTCCAAGAAGCTCGATGCCCCTGTCGAAAATATCATGGACAAAGCAGTCGGATACATCAAGACCCAGACTGATAAGCGCAAAGCTTTCGATGCCGTCATCAAGAAGCACGGAAGCCAGTTGACTGAGAAGCAGATCGAAGGTCTGAAAAAGTTTGTGCGATGAAAGCGCCAAAGAAAAAGTGGGGCAGGAAGTTCGAGGACATCTTCCCCAACGCAGACACCAACCTCTTTGCAAAGAGTGATAAGACAGATGAGTTGAACTCACTTGGCATTGACTTTCACTCCCGTTGGGATACAGACCAGAAGACCTCGAAGCGAGACTTAAACTTCGCAAAGGTTTCTGGTTACGGGACAAGCTACGTTCAGAACCATGAGAGTAGTCGGAGGATGCGTCGCAGACTCGCTCGTGTGATGGGTAAATACCGCGGGTTATGAGCATGCGGAGTCTGTTGGAGGAGAGAGTGGGTAAACCCCACCTCTCTTACTCCTCCCTCAAGTACGCTCTCGGAGACATGCGTCTGTGGGAGATGTACATGCGAGGGAAGCTGAAGAAGGAGAGCGAAGCTCTATCTTTCGGATCGCTTTATGACCTGCTACTCTTTGAACCTCACAAGTTTGACGACCATTACTATACTCTTGACGACTCCGATATTGTTGGTGCTATTGGTGGCCGTAGCCCTCGAAGTACGAAGCGATATAAAGAGTGGTGCGCAGAAGCCTCGAAGACTGCACAGAACGCAGGTAAGAAGCTCGCCCCGCAAGCCGACGTCAAGAAGGCGCACGAAATGATCGAGCGTCTGAAGGATTCAGGGTTGTACGACAAGAGGTTCGCAGGTGGGCAATATCAGGTTGAGTTCAACGTTGATCTTGATGGAGTACCACTGAAGGGGTTCCTCGACTGCTTGCAGGATGATAGTATCATTGATTCTAAATCATCCAGAGGCATCGACAAGTTCCGATACGACGTCAAGTCATGGAGCTATGACATACAGGCCTACGTTTACACGAAGGTCTTCGGCATCAAGGACTTCTACTGGGTGGTGCAAGAGAAAGCATACCCATTCTATTGTGCCGATGTAAAGTGCTCAGACGAAACCCTCTTCTCTGGAGAGATGAAGTTTCACCAAGCCCTTGAAAACATCAAGGCATACCTAACTATCGAAGGACATGAAAAGCAACCTGACTATGCAGAGTTCATCGTATAAGTATCTAATCAACGGCCTAAAGGCAGGGGCCGTCTATGTAGTCTGCCTGTATTTTATTTCTAACCTCTTAAATCTTTTACTCGCATGAGCGAACAAAAGTATGATTCAGTACTCGTAGGGTACGCGGAAGAGCCACGTTACGGCGATGATGGTAAGATCCAAGGATGGAGTCTCCGACTCAAGGATCACGAACTGAAGGAGATCGCTGAGA